TTATACTTCAATTTCAATGCCAGATTTAAAGCTTATCACAAAGTGTTCTTCGTACACCGTGACGTTTTGGATCAGCTTCCTTACTAAAGTGTCATCATACAGTAGGGTACGATATTTGTTCCTGCGGATAAATCCTATCAATTCGTTAATCCGCTCATTCTCACCACTTAAGGATGCATCTTCCACAAGAAGGTTCTGTCGCTCTTCACGGAGCTTATCAATCTCATTAGCTAGGAATTCGTAATCTTTTCCCTTGTTGGCAAGGCTGATTACTTCTTTCTGCTTTTCCTCTAGTAGTTTGTTAATTTCTGAAATCTTATATTCTGTGGTTTCACCAATTACCGCATGGATGTTTTCTTCTAGTATTCTTATCATGTTATCTCCACCGGCAAGGAGTCTATTAATGGCAGTCATAACCGCATCATATAAATCTCCTTCTTTTACCGTGCGGTTCTTACACGTTTCAGGACCTTGCTCGATTCTCGTAACGCATCGCCATACAAACTCTTTTCTACCGCGTATATTCCAATACACCCGTCTGTAAATGTCCCCGCAATCCCCGCAGAAGGTTATGGTGCTCAAAGCGTATTTACTGCTATAGAGTCTTTTGTTTTTATCTGCTCCTGTGTAAATATTATTCCTGCGATGAAGTTCTTCCTGAGCCTGTAAAAATAGTTCCTTTGGAATGATTGCCTCATGACTATTCTCAACATAATACTGTGGGACATGTCCTTCATTCTTAACTCTTTTCTTTGTAAGGAAATCTACTGTGAAGGTCTTCTGTAAAAGAGCATCACCGATGTATTTTTCGTTCAAGAGAATCTTCTTTATGGTCTCCGGTCGCCATCTTGGTTTTCCTGCAGCTGTTAAAATACATTCCTTCTCAAGATCCCTACCAATGCCTGCTAGGCTTTTGCCCTCAAGGTACTCTCTGTAAATGCGCTTAATAATTTCAGCCTCTTCAGGGACAATGATTAGGTCTCCTTCTTCATCTTTTGTGTACCCCATAAATCGATTGTGGTTGACCTGGACTTTCCCTTGCTGATATCGATACTGAAGTCCAAGTTTAACATTCTGAGAAAGGCTCTGACTTTCTTGCTGCGCGAGAGATGCCATAATGGTCAGAAGCACCTCCCCCTTGGCATCCATTGTATTGATGTTCTCTTTCTCGAAAAATACGGATATGTTCTTATCCTTGAGTTGCCTAATATATTTTAGGCAATCCAGAGTGTTCCGGGCAAATCGACTGATAGACTTTGTAATAACCAGATCGATATTCCCTTCCATGCACTCGTCGATCATTCGATTGAACTCTTCTCTCTTTTTCGTGTTCGTGCCTGAAATACCATCATCTGCAAATATGCCTGCAAACTCCCATTCAGCATTTTTCTTTATAAACTCAGTGTAATGAGCAACCTGCACCTCATAGCTGGAGTTCTGCTCTTCAGTTTCTGTAGAAACACGGCAATAAGCAGCAACACGCAGTTTCTTTACTTTTTCTTTTGCGGCTGTACTTCCCACCCTTTTTCGAGCTGGAATTACAGTTATGTTTTTCTCTGCCAATTTAAACCTCGCTTTCTATCAGACTATACAGGTACTCCGCTCGTGCTACTGGATCATCTGGAAGTTTACCTTCTGATTTTCTCATTTTAAATCGCTCTATAGGTGGGGGAGCACTGAAAGCTGCAAGCTCTGCAATCCTCCCTAGATCCTTCGCACGTTTACTTCTAACTTCTTCAGCCTTATCAAACGTCTCTTTATCAATGATTGCGGGGTATACGTCATTTCCAAGATAATTGACGTTTTTCAAAATAAGGCCCATTGATGAATGAGTCTTCTGAATACCAGCCTGCTCACCAGCCACAGCAAGGGAAAGCCCGGAAATGTACTTTTCAAAGAAATCCCTTACTTGATCCGCAGCCCTTTCATCAACGGTAACAACTCCGTCCGTAATTGCATATCCGTATGGTACATAGGCCATTTACCTCACCACCCTTTCTTTAAGAGAAAGCCCACATTTTAATTTAAATGTTAGTTCATCCCTTGAATTTACAATGATGTTTTCTACAAACTTTTCAAATACCTCATCCGTATAATTGCCATCAAACTTATCTTTTGACACATGCTCAAGAATCGTCTTTACCTCCTCAGCCTGTGATGTTCCACTTGTAAATGACATGACCAGGTTCGTCTTCTCAGTGGTTAGCTTTTTCATTTCGCTATCCAGAATATTCCGTTCTTTACTAAAAAGTGCCGGTTCAAGAAACCCTTTTGTCATAAGGCCAATGAGTGTATTGCGCTCTTCTGTTAGTTGTTCCATACGCTTATCAATGGCATCAATTCTTTCGAGGTCGCACTCTTCTTGGGTTTTGTTTATATCATCATAAAGTGGCTCAAGAATTATCTTTCTGCTGTAGGCAAGCTTATTCATCAGGGTTGCAAAGGTAGCCTTTATCTCTCCATCCCTTATAAAAAGCATGGAGCAACTATTCTTGTCTTCAATATGCCCTATGCAGCTCCAGGCGATATAACTTCTGCCAGCAGAGTAGTTTGTTTTTCTCCTAAACGTGGACCCACACTCTCCACAGATTGTTTTGCCGCTTAATACATATCTATTTTGATAAGCCTTTTTGTTAACAGCCTTAATCTTTGCTCTTTGTGTGATCAGCTTTTGCGCCTTAGAAAACACTTCTTTGCTGACGATAGGCTCATGATGATTCTTGCAGTAGAATTGGTCTTTCTCACCTTTATTAGGTCGTCGACTGTAGTTGTTATCCGTGTAAGTCTTTTGGAAAAGCGCATCCCCTTTGTATTTTTCATTTCGGAGCATATCAATCACTGTACCTGTGCTCCAATGATTACCTCTTCTTGCAGGAATCTTGTCCCTGTTCAGGCCCTTTGCGATCACACTTCCACCTTTGCCTGCAAGACACTCTGAAAAAATACGCTTAACAACTTCTGCTTCTTCTGGAACGATGACCATCTCACCATTCACATTGGCATATCCATAGGGTGGACTGCCAATAATGTAACTGCCCTTTTGAAATTTTTTACTGATTGACCATGTCATGTTCTGCGAAATGGATGCAGACTCTTCTGCTGCAAATCCCGATAAAATTGAGAGCATCAATTCACTTTCCATGTCGCCCGTATTCAGATTTTCTTTCTCAAAATAAATAAATACACCGATATTTAAGAGCTGTCTTACCAGTTCTAAACAATCCATGGTATTACGTGCAAAACGGCTTATGGATTTGGTGATAATAAAATCAATCCGATCTTTTTCACAATCACGAATCATGCGAAGAAGCTCAGGACGTTTTTCCTTCTTGGTACCTGATATGCCTTCGTCATAATAAAGCCCTGCAAACTCCCATTCTGTATTGGATTTGATGTAGTTTTCATAGTGTTCCCGCTGGGCTTTAAGGCTTACCATCTGCTCATCACTATCTGTTGAAACCCGAGCATAAGCGGCCACTCGAAGTTTAATATTTGATGACTGTGTTTTATTCAGTTCATCGATCTTCGTTATCTTTTTCATTGTCTCACCTCGCTTTCTTTCATTACATATATCACTCTAAAAGCCACTAATAGCAAGTGATTTAGGACATAATGTCAGCTAGCTTTGGTGAGAATTTCAGTCGGTTTAATGCAGATATTTTGTGTCGTTCATCCTCTGTAATCTTGCCTTCTTTATGGAGCATTCCGATAATGCTTTCTGCTATATAAAAGTCATACTCTCTCTGCAACTGCTCTTCTGTCATCGGCTCCGTTTCACCCTTGATTGGGCTACCATCTTTTACTTCAATAATCTTCATAAAAAAAACACCTCCTACCTGGTAGCCACGGCAAGAGGTGAAATCTGATGTTTTAACTAATCTTTCTTGTAAAATCCGCATTCATAACCATCGGCATCAAGGAGCAGACCCTTTGCCCAAGGAGGGACTCTACTCATCTGCTGGCATACCATTTCTAGTGACATGCTAGGGTCCGCCTCAATAATAACTTCATCATGTACATGAGCCACAATGAGGTAAGAGCTTAGAGTCTTTATGGCATACATCAATAAATCACGAGAGATTGCTTGGACAATGTTTTCAACAAACTTAGGCCCATAGCTTTCAAGTCGATCCCATTTCTTTGTAGCACCGACACCTTCGTAAGTGACTGATTCACCGCCGAAGATATTTTCACCCATTTGAGGTTTAACATAGGCAAGCTGCCTACCAGAAGGAAGAACTATAAAGAGCATTCCACTCCTGTAATGAAACTTGATATTTTGTATTTCTTGAGATTGCTTTTCCTTTATACACTTCTTAGCTGCTCTATCCACATCCCACCAGAATTTTACGATGTACGGATTGGCCTGCCTCCAGGCATTAACCAGGGGTTTTAATTCTTCCTCCTCAAGGCCCATATCCAGTGCGCCCATAGCCTTTAAAGCTCCCACTGATCCACCATAACCTAGGGCCAGTTCTGCAATTTTCCCTTTCTGCCTTAAATGACCGTTCACACCATGCTTTTCTACGGGGACATTAAACATCTGTGACGCGGATGCACAGTAAATATCAACACCACTTGCGAATACTTCAGTTCTCCATTCTTCACCCGCAAGCCATGACAGCACACGAGCCTCAATGGCAGAAAAGTCGGCAACTATAAACTTACAGCCTTCCTTGGGCACAAAAGCGGTTCTAATAAGCTGCGAAAGTGTATCTGGTATGTCTTCATAGAGCATTTCAAGGGCTTCAGAATAACCATTTTTTACGATGCCTCGTGCCTCTTTTAAATCCATCATATGGTTTTGCGGCAGGTTCTGCAGCTGCACAAGCCTTCCTGCAAAGCGACCGGTTCTGTTCGCTCCGTAAAATTGAAACATTCCTCTAGCCCTAGAATCGGAACAGACTGCATTCTCCATTGCCGTATATTTCTTTACGGATGACTTTGCCAGTTGCTGACGGAGTTTAAGCACTTCAGCCAAGTGCTCAGGTGCATCCTTTAAAAGCTCTGCTACAGCCTTTTTACCAAGGGTATCTGTTTCTAGACCATTATCAGCCAGCCAGTCTTTCATCTGCTGTACTGAGTTGGGGTTATCAAGTTCTGTTATTTCCTGCATCTGTTCCATCAACTTGCTTCGGGAAATCTCATCCATGGCAATTGCCAGTTTTACAAAGTCCATATCTACCTTGATGCCTCGATCATTGATTTCCTGGTCAAGATGGTACTCACTCCATATTTCATCCGGTACAGGAAACTTACTAAGCCTCTTTTGTATCTCAATTTCCGTTTCAACATCTCGCTGGTTATACTTCTTAAACCTCTGCCATTTCTCTTCATCATCACCTGGCAGATTACGAGTTCTTCCACCGTTTGTTTTCGTAGGCGTACACGGTACACAAAAATATCTAATAAGATCTTTACCTTCTGTCAGCTTCTGCTTTTCAAGACCAAGGACTGCACCCACACCTACTAAGGATAACGGAAGCCCCATATAGGCAGACCATACCATTGAGCATTTCCATGCGGATGGATTTAGATATTCTCCAAAAGGGTGTCCAAGATATCTGGATAGACACACACGCTCAAACTGAGCATTAAAAGCCCACTTGGTTACTTTTTCATCGGTCAAGGCATCCAGTATGATCTGTGGTATCTTTTCATCTTTCGCAAGGTCAACCACCATCACCTCTCCACCGTCAACAGAATAACCAAAGAGCAGTATTTCAAAATCATCCGCCTCCACATAGCGATAAACTCCACTCTTTTGTAGGTTGATAGATGAGTAGGTTTCGATATCAATTTCAAGACTTCTCATAATATACCTCCGTTCCTAAAAAAGCAGGTGGCAGAGGAAATACCCCCACCACCGTCAATTGGCCTTTTCTACTAGGCAAGGAAGTCATCTTCTGCAAGAGTTGTGAAATCGTCTTCTGCAGAAGTCTTACCACCAAGAGGCTCGCCATCTTTAATTTTTTGAATGTTGCCAAGTCCGCAAGCCACACCTTTATTTCCATTGGAATTGAATGCGAAAAAATTCAGAGAAACCCTAGCAAAGCAGCCGCTGTATACCTCACCACGATCTATGATTGGCTTTACGCTCTTGTCTACAATCTGTGGAGCTGTTTTACTGTTGGCATTGATAAAATAATGCCCTTTATATGCCTCGTCATCGCGCTCCACATCTCCATCGCGCAAAGGAATCTTAATTGCGGCCTTATTAGGCTTCTTGCCACCAAACTTTGCGATACCTTCCTCGATAGCGGCATCAATTGCAGCATTTACAGCGTTAATGGTTTCTGTATCGTCCTTTGGGATGAGTACAGATACACTGTACTTTTCAGCACCACCATTCACGGAAACAGGCTCCCACCCGTGGAAGTAAGAGAGTCTTGTATTTACACCTGTAATAACCTTTGTAATATTGTTCTTCATATTGATCAATCCTCCATAATTTCATTAAATTCATTTTTTGCGTTGGTTACGTTCATAGTCACTCTTTTATCTGTTTTAGGAACAAGCGTTGGTTTGCCGGGTGGTTTTACTAGGAGGCTTCCTAAGATTTCCTCAAATTTGGTTTTACCCATCAGTTTCTGCATCTCTGTCATAGGAATAAGGCTCTTACGATAAATGTCCTTATATCCACTTTCTACTGCTTTTTCTGCTACAGCATTCTCATCTTTGTACTTACGAACTGAACGACCTTCCACAACTTTAAAGCCACTCCACTCTTTCCCATGGTTAACTGCTGCATCTGTGGCATAAGCAGTTACTTCATTGGCCCACTTTGTGAGGTCAGGAATAATCATTAGAATTTCCTCAATCTCACTATCTGTAAGAAGTGGTGGCATCTTAAACTCCATCTGTGCAAGTTTGAGTTTTTCATCAGCCCTAGCTCGACATCTGGTGGATGCTCTGCAGAAAGTACACCATGGCCCAGGGATATATTCACCTTCCCCTTGATAGGCTTTTGCTGCCTTTGGTTTCAGTTCATCTTCTGCCCAGGCTTTGAGTTCTTCTACCGGAACAGTCCAGGTGCTGATATTTTCTCTTCGTGGCTGGAATATTGTCATGGAAACTTCTTTGATGTCATAGAGACTGTCATAGATCTCAAGAGCACCTAGTGCATACAGTTTCATCTGTGGATTGTCTTCCGCCTCCACAACCACGCCAATTCCGTATTTGAAATCTACTATGTGAAGTCTATCATCTGAGATGATTACACAATCTCCAGTCCCAAATCCATCTGGCACATAACAAGAGAAATCAAGACGTTGTTCAATTAGAACGATAGGATCTGTACAGGACTTTCTTGCGAGTTCTACCTGCTCCATGATGAAAGCAACGTAGTCGTCTGTGCATTCTTCCATTTCATCTGAATCATACTCTGAAACGGGCCTCTTACTTCTGAGGTGGAGTGCTTTTTTCAGTTTGTGTTCTGATAGTTCATGTGCTGCAGTACCCGCTTTTGCCGCCTCTCCACTTGTGTTATCAAACTCAAGTTCAAGCCTTGCAGATGGCAAGCAGTGAAGCCACCTGTGTGATGAAGATGCAGATAATATTGCGTGATTACCCATTGCCAAGAACCTCCGCATCTTTCAAGATGTCAGCATAAAAAGCCTTGTTAACGGAACTCAACTTATCAGCACCATACTTCCCGATAATCTCTCGCACTTCTGCAGTAAAACCAAGCTGGCTTTTTTCAGCAAGCACCATTCGCACTTTTTCAAGTGGTATATCCGGCTCTTTTGCTTTCTCTGACTTTGTGGCAGGCACTTCTTCAGGTGTAGCATCACTTTCCGTCATTGCCTTACAAACCACTTCTATGCTGTCTGCAAGGCTTCGCATATCACTTACCACATCAAGCAGTAACTTTACTTTGCTCAAGTTCATTTCCTCCTTTCGTAGTCTCACAGATAGCAAGTTCCTGGACGCTATCTCCTGGAATAAGAATCGTTACACGCTGTTTATCTCCAAGGAGGAAACGTAGAATGCGCTCCCTTACAGTGACATTACGGCAAGTAACGATTCCGCCTGTCTGTGGCATTTTTGAAACACTGATCTTCAGGTTGTGTTTCATATCCATCACCTCTTTCTGAAGGGTCATTATTTTCTCCCCTCTATCTGGTAGCCATGAGATGAATGGAAATCTGACGGTTTCGTGAAATAACAAAAAAAAATAATGCCCTCAGAAGTTTTTAATCCTCCAAGGGCATGATGCTTAATTATTCGATTTTGATAAAGGCATCAGTAAAGCCAGCAGCTTTTACTCTGGCCAGCATAGCATCTGCATTAGATTTTACGCTATAGGCCCCAACCTGAACCCTGTAAAGCTTCTTAGTTGGTGGAGTAGGAACCGTCAGTAGCTTTTTAACATCAGCCCTGAAGGTATCCATGCTCTTACCATGCCTCGAAAACCAGTGCCGTGGATCTCCATGATTGCTGGCGATTTTCTTTTGATAGCCTTCATAGTGGCCAAGGATGTCTTTCTCAGTCAGGCCATAGACTTTGCAAAGGTGTGCGCAAAGCTCTGTGGCTTCCTTATAAACTGCATTGAAGTATGAGGCGTCGGATAGGTTGTCTTCACAGATCTCAAATCCGATATGACTATTGTTGGCGTCACCACCTGCATGCCAGCCTCTATGATCCCATGGCAGGGCTTGATAAGTAGCGATGGTGCCATTCTTTAGCTTTCCAATAAAGGCGTGGACACAGACTTGTCTACCACTGGGTCTATGTTGATTCCAGTGATTGTTGAACTGGTTTTCTCCCAAGATGCCATCATCTGGACCAACGTATCTACGAAGATAGGGGTTATTGGCACCAGTGCTGTGGACCATAATGCCTTTTGGTTTGATTTTCCTCCCTACTTTATAGCATTCATTTTCTGTAAAGATTAGCTTTTTAAGGTTCATTGTTCTCCTCCTTCAAGATGGCCATGCATTACTTTGTTCCATCTTTATCGCCACCATCTTTTAGCTGTTCAAGAATCTCTTTGAGTTTCTCGGGTACTGGAAGTCCGATTCTTGTTGAGTTTTCTATGATGCTAATTCCTTCATTGGATAGATAGAAGAAGATAACTGCGGTTCTGATAGCACCACCATCTCCGATAATGTTCTGATCAATAATGTGGGCAATGCCTACAAGGGAGAAGATCACCACTTTCTTGAAAATGCCCCGAGCACCTACATCACTTGAAAGATGCTTCTCCAAAATGGCGCACATCACTCCAAGAATATAGTCAATCACCACAAAGGCGATCAGGGCATATAAAAATCCATCGTAACCTCCGAGAAACCAGCCAAGCCAACCACCAATGGCAGCAAAAACCATTTGAATAAAAGTCCAAATATCTCTCATGTAATTTCCTCGCTTTCATAAATATTTGTATATAAAAAGACGCCCGGTTAAAGGTGTCATAATCAGATAGAAATGGGCTAAATTAGTAAGGTGCATAATAGACATAGCCGCTGGCTTTGGCATAGAAGCCATCTCCTGGAATGTACATGGCACCATCGAAAGTGTCGTACTGACTTGTTGTGAAGCCTGGCTGCTCAACACCCTCCCAATAGAGTCCGTCATTGGAAACGCACAGCATACTCTCTTTAAGAAGTGCAAATTTCCCCCAGTCCTCCATCCAGATGATGTTTCTTGGATTTGGGATATTGTTGTTGGCAAGATCTCCTACCCAGGAAAGATTAGTCTCTGTAATCTGGGTGGCATCATCGTTCATCACGCAGAGCTTCACATAGTAGGTGTAATCGCCGCCCACATTGGTATAGTTGAACTTCATCACAAAGAGGACATCGTTGATGGAGCGAATGAACATGTACCGGGTGTCATTTAGATCTTCAGCAATTGTCGTGGTCCAAAGACCAGGACTGGCTGAACTGGCTCTTGCTATGGATTTATCGCCACCGACCACGCCGACAAAGTTTCCCTTATGGGTGGTCAGGTATTTAAAGATTGGCACTGAAGTTCCATCAGATCCAACCAAGGTCCATGCGGTTCTTTCCTCTAAAGAATCAAAGCTGTAATAAACCGGTGACTTGTAGTACCACCAGCTGACAATACCAGAGCCTCCGGCCATATCATAGGCACCACATGTCATGGCGTTATAGGCTCCCGGACAGTACCCAGCATTATGCCAAGTGATTCCGTCAAAGGAAGCTATAACATTGGCAAGGCCCACAATCTTAGCAATAAACACACCATCCGCAGCATAGAGGATCTCCGGCTGGCCATAGCTCCACCAAGGAACGCTGACAATGGTCCACTGATTTGTGGTCTTGTTCCAGTAGGACATATAGGGTGTCTTGGCATAGTAAACTGCGATCTGCGCGTTGCCATTATCATAGACGTTGATCTGTTTCTCGCTGCCATACTGGGTATACCCAAAGTTGTTATAATACTTCTTGGTCCAGCTAAGTGTTGGTATGGTGAAAAGAACTTCACCCCGTCCTCCGAAGGCTGTCCAGATGGCCAAGGTATTATTAAAAATATGATCATAGCTCATGGAATCGGCCCTCCTTTATACTTTGGTGACGCTGGTGATTCTTCCGCCACTGTCCACGGTGTAGTTATACGTTGCTGTTGTTCCATCTGCATATTCGATATAAAAACTCATCATATCCACTGTTAAAGTCGAGACTTCTTTTAAGAGGAGCTCCGAGAAAATGTTATCCAGGGTGATGCTTGTGATCCTTCCACCACTGTCAGTGGTGTATTGATACTGGGCATGATACTGATGAGTATCGCCTTTTTCCACGGTGTAGGTTACATCAATGGTGGTTTCATTCACCACTAGATTGGAAACAATGGTATAAGATACTCCCAGGTCATTGACTTGGGATTGGATGTCATCCACCGAACTTCCCACATTATTAAGAGAACTTTCAATCCGATAAAAAGTATCTGAAATACTCGGCCTATACCGTCCAACCTCCACCCGGATGTTGTACCGATAAAATGGATTGTATTCCAATGAGATGATCCTGGTTTTCACGTTAATCCCTAAGGGGTAGAATATGATGTGCACATTATCGCCTACAGCTAAATCCATCAGCTTAAAAAAGGAAATATCATAAGATGAAGCATTCTCTCTAGAATCATGAGACACCGCCACGTTTGTGACATTCTTTGAACCCATCACCGGGATATAGTCAGTGGAGCCTCTATGACTACGGATATTGATATTGTAGCCATCGTACTCAATCTCCCCACCAAGGATGGCGATGTACTGCATGAGGGCAGCTCGCCTAGAAACCTTTTGATTTATTTTCATGGTGATGCTTTCTGTAAAATCTACTACTCCAGCGGAAAAGGGAGTACCCGCAAGGAGCTGAGACAATCCCATAGCTGGATCTCCCGTAAAATCAAACTCAGTAATGTTGTACATCTCGTGGTTGAGCAGGTAGGAAACATGCTCGCAGAGAACAGAGCAGGTAGGGAGGCTTCCTTGAATTGATTTACCGATCTGGACAATCTCAAAATACTGATTATCCAGTTTTGCTATCTGCTTTGTTTTTAAAGCCAATGCAGACCTTGCCATAACACTAAAAGACAGGGTAAATTCACCATCAAGTGTTTCTCTTAAATTAGAACTGATGACTTTCTGAATGGACTGAATCAAAGTTGCGCCTGAGTATATTTCAATCAAGGGACCGCCTCCTTTCTGTTAACTTCCTGCCACCCCAAGATTTCTAACGGTGACGGTATTTTGGTTCCACTGAAGTTGAGCTATGACTCTTGTTAGAATATTTCCGTCAATGGTTAGAGGGATGGTCACATCAAAGACAGCACCTTCAGAGCCACCGAGACTTCCAGTAACTTGAGAGTTAAGGTCCAAATCAAAGTCCGTTGGTATGGTGTTTTGCATGTCTTTTTCTACACCGCTCATAGCTTCAGTGAAGCCCTCGCCAATGCCTTCACTCATGTTGGCACCAATACCGGCGAACACTTTAGAAGGTGAACGGATCCCAAGAACTCCCTTGACCCCTTTAACAATGCCACTGACCATGCTGTCCACTTTCCCTTTCAGCCAGCCAATCATGGAGGATATACCATCCCATAAGCCTCGTGCGATGTTTCTTCCCACATCATTCATGGAAGGAACCGCTCTACCAAGACCGGTGACGATGGATGCGATAATCTGTGGAAGTTGAGCCACAAGCTGTGGAATAGCCCTGATAAGTCCTGCTGCCAACTGAATGGTCAGCTGTACACCCATCTCGATAATCTTTGGTAAATTATTTGTGATAAAAGTTATGATGCTATTGATAATCTGAGGTAAAGCCTCAATCAATACCGGCAAGGCGTTTAATATACCGGTAGCCAGACCCTGAATCAGCTGAAAAGCTGCGTTCAAAATCTGATCCATGTTGGCAATTAGTGTCTCCACAATCAGAATAATCGCCTGAACAATGGATGGAATCAGCTCTGGTAATGCTTCAGCTATTCCCGTGGCCAAGGTCACAATCATAACAAGTGCTGCTTCAACCAGAGCCGGTAGATTGGCGATAATTCCGTCCACCAAAGCCATCACCAGGTATAAGGCCCCTTCTGTAATCTGCGGTAAAGCCTCAATGAGTGCGGTTAAAAGCGTTAGTACTATTTGCATGGCAGAGTCGATAATCATAGGAAGATTCTCAACGATTGAACCAACCAAAGCCAAAATAATGTCCAGCCCCAAGGTAACAAACTGAGGAAGCTGCTCTGTTATCAGCGTCGTAATACCGCTCACTGTTTCTCCGATCACTTCTGAAATCTTCTCAAAGTCACCGTCTGCTTCATTGATTCCGTTGGATAAACCGGAGAATAAGTCGGTAATACCTGCCGACACCTCGCTAACAGCCGGTAAAAACACACCTTGAAGAGACCGCTTTACCCCTTCAAATCCATCTGAAAGATTATCATATCTCACTTCGGTGATCTGACTTAAAGCATCCTTCGTTGCAATGGTACTGTCTTTCATTCCAGCAAGGACCGGTAGGACTCCTGCTTCGAGGTCTTCAAACTGCGTACCAAAGAGCTGGACCCCTGCAGTGTTACGTAAAAGTGGATCTTCGATTTCATTCAGCCTTTCCACAACTGAATAGAAGGCGTCATTGGCTGCTTCGCCACCCTTAGCAAACTTCTGAGTCATCTCATCAGCATTAAAGCCAAGGGATGTGAAAGCTTCAATAGTTCCTTTGCTACCATCCTTTGCCCGGATATTAAACTCCTTGACCGCATCACCAATCTTGTCGATACTAAAGGCTCCTGCTTCAGCACCACCGATAAGGCCTGTGATAAATTCATCTGCACTGAGTCCAAGGGCTGAGTACTGATTAGAGTATTCATTTAATGTATCAAGAAGATCTCCGTTTTTATCAGCACCGTTTTGAGCACCCGTTGCAATAATGTTATAGGCTTCTTCAGAAGATATTCCGAAGTTCTTCATGAGTGCTCCGGCAGCTCTAGCGGATTCCTGAAGTTCAAAACCAAAGGTATCCCTTAAAGCAAAACCGGACTCTGTAGCCTTTTCCAGTTCCTGGCCCATGAGTCCGGTTGTCTTTTTTACTTCAGATATGCCATTAGCCACATCCTCTAAGCTGTCACCAAAGTTATGCTTATACACATTTTGAGCAACTTCGCCCAGTTCCTCCAGTTCCTGACCGGTAGCTCCGGTGGATGCTGAAATCTGGTTGACTGCCATGTTGTACTCATCGCCAAGTTTAATGAGGCTGGCACCCGTAGCAATGGCTGCAGAACCTATGGCAATAACGGTAGCACCAATAGCAGCACCGACTCCTTTTAAAACGCCACCCAGTTTTTCAAACTTGCCCGAGGCATCATCTGTTTCATCAGCTGCTTGATTAACCGCATCAGCAAATCCACCTGCACCATCTTCTGCCTCATTAAAGCCTTGGTTCATCTTATCGATGGCCTGAACATTCTTATCCAATTCATTTTCCATTTTGTTGAGATCAGCTTTTGCATTATTTAGCTGAATAGCCCAGTTCTGCGTTCTTCTATCGGTTTCACCAAAGGAGTCGGAGGCATTTTTAAGAGCAGCTTCAAGGGTGTTGATCTTATTTTTCTGAGCGTCAATCTCTTTGTTCAGTACATTATTTCTGGCTGTCATTGCCTGAATAGATTTATCCTGCTTATCAAACTGGGAAGTGACTAAGTTCATTTCAGAACCCAGCACTTTAAAACTTTGATTTATATCACGTAATGCGCTCTTGAACTGTTTTTCACCCTCTACACCTATTTTCAGGCCGAAGTCTGACATGGCTTTCACCTCCTTTGGGACATTGAAAATGGCACCGATTAAGGTGCCACTCTAAATGGTTTGTTATAAAAATTCTGGGATTATTTCATCGATATAGTGATCTTTTTTCGGTTTTGATATCCCGGTAAATTGCTTGTGGCATTCCCAAAGGTCCATCATATAACCAATGGGCATGAGCCACACCTCATCTTCAGATCGTCTAAGATGAACGGTTCCAAAATAAATTAGTCGGGTAAAGAGTTCTTGATCACTTACCCGACCACCTCGTTTTTTGAGTCGTCACTCTCCACATTCCTTTTAGTGCCTTTTAGCATACTGGCCATAATGGCGTTCTTGTACTCAGCCAGGTCAAAGGGAGTAGTGAGAAGCTCCACTTCCTCTTCTGTGAGAAGTTCTTTTTTATTGTCTTTATTTCTGATGTTATGAATCAAAATGGACTGATTGGCGAGAAGGGTAATGAGCCAAATGAGCTCATCCAGGGCCATTTCAAAGTTCTCAGTTTTCATCAGTTTATCGCCAAGATTTTCAAGACCACCATAGCGTCCCGCAATAGCCTTAGTAGCTTTGGTGGTCAGGATCATTTTAAATTCTGTTCCTCCGATGTCGATGGTGGTACTTCTTTCTTCGGAGGGTTCATCTACTTTTAGTTTTTCATCTGCCATATTCATTTACCTCCCATTAAGATACCGTCACTGTGGATACGGTTGTCGTCACATCGCTTGCTCCAACAAGGCTCAGCACACAATAGTAGTAATAGGTATCCGCCAGGAGATCCGTTGGAATATCAAAGCTAGCCGATGTTTCTCCGTTAATAGCCGTACCGCCCGTGGTGCTGTCGATGGTGTTCTCATACCATTGGTAGGTTACCGGATTGCTGGTGTTAGACTCGGCTACTACAGAAAGACTTCCTGTAATGCTACCAGCTGTTACTTCAGTCAGTCCCGCTGGTTGAGTTGTGATTGTAATGGTTGGCGTCACTGCTGTGAAATCTGGTTCATAAACTGAGGTAAACCAGCTTGTTACAGTGGATGCCGATACACCATTATCTCCTTCAGTGACTTCTGCTTTCCAAGGGTGTTTGTTTTCTCCGTCCAGCTTATTTCTCCTAAATACAGTTCCTTCTATGGTGGGACTGCTAAATGTGATGGAGTCTCCCTTAGTGGCAAGACTTGTAGCGGGAACAGAGAAGATAACCCTGTAGAGCCAAAAGTAGCGATACTTTCCATTGGCCTTCTTGGCACGAAACCCGACTGCCACCGGACTGCCACCATCTTCACTTCTAGAAACAACGACGTTATTGCTGTCGATTTTACACCCTGTCAAATCCTGTGCTACCAATGATCCGATATCATCAATACCGAGTGTCAGGGCACCACTTTTAAATTCTTTCACTACCTCACTGGCACCGTCATCTGCGTAGAGAATGGCTTCAATGAGCTCAATACTCAGTTCTGCAGTCATGGCTTTAGCCAGCACCTTAGGGGTTCCATAGGTTTCAATGCCGTTTTGATCTTCTGTAATCTTGGCATAATATAGAGAATCCAATCCGATTGTTGCCATTTATTCTTCCTCCGTTTCATATTCTTTCATTACGTCGATGGCGTAATGATGAAATTTTGTATCATTCTCATAACCCACATACTGCCTATCCGTTATGGTTATCCCTCCAGATTGCAGGGCTTTTGTCAGTTCCTTTTTACGTTTGTTATAATTCTTCTTTGTAAAAAGGGATAGCCTTGCCTCTGAAACAATCATATAGGCCTCGTTATCCGCGAAGAGATCCAGTCTGTCTGACATAGGCGTAATGACCAGATATTCATCGGGAGGCACATCAGAGAACACTCCTGTTTCCACAGGGATATCAAAGGGAGCCAGTATGAGATTTAAATCTCCAAGTAAGCTCATAGCTTTTCGATCTCCTTATCCAGTTCTGATTTCATAGTTTCAATGCATGCCTTCCGAGATGCGGACTTTGCTGGCTTCAAGAAGGGCTTAGGTGGCTGACCTGATCTACCGAATTCAAGGATATTCGCGATCTTGGCATTGGCATCCCCATCATTTCGGGGTTCATTGAAACCGATTTTTATATTGAAGTTTCCGTTCTTATCCAGCTTTGTAGGTGAGAGGCCCAGTGAAGAAACCAGTTCACCGGTAGAACGACTTTTTTCTTTGGTTTCATTCCCGATGACGCCTTTAAGGTTGGATTTGACTTTATCCAGAACAACCTCGCCGCCAGCTTCTAAAACATTAGAGATGATTTCATCTGTTTTATCACCAAGTTTTGAGAGTTTCATCAGAAAGTCATCGGGCATTTTCATGGTTGCTTTAGCCACTTGGAACCACCTCCTTGGCCAGCACTTCAATGTACATCCCGCGGCCTTTCACATCTTCAACGGATGTAATTTCAAATCTCTTATCATTGTGGATGATAACCATGGTTGTTGTTATGGTTATATCAGGGATGCAACGAAAGCGAAAAAGGTCTGTGGCTTCAGAAAAGGAAGCTCTATTTGCCCACTTCTCATTGCCATGGCGACCTTCACGGTAGGCTCTGACAGAAGCTACAATATTATCAACTTCAGTTTTGAACCCTTCAGCATCTTTAATGGTGACGCTTTCTACAATATCGATAAATGTATTCATTTTTCCAAAGCTCATAACTACACCTTCCAATCCCGATCAAGTCGCAGAAGCAAATTAACTGTATTCCATACTTGCTGTCCAGCCTGAACATTATCTGAAAAGAAACCACCGGTGCTGCCATCCCTAGATTCATAAAAGTGGGACGACAGCATAATGATGGCTTGCTGAGTGGTGGCTGGCATAACTGCTTCCACATAGTGGTTTTCAGGAAGATGCTGATAGCTTTCTGCATACCTCGTGGCGGCGGTGATGTAAATCTCAAGGAGTTCATCATCAGCCGAATGATCAAGAATAAGATTTGCTTTTACTTTTTCCAGCAGTGTCATACCGCCACCATCCTTTCATTAGTCTGAAATCATAAGCCCTGCAGTCTTAAGCTTGGTGAGGAGGGCATTAAAATCCGTCACCAAATCTTCTACTGTGGCAGCAGTACTTGCAGCTTGATTATCGAGAACGGGGAGGCCAGTAACGACCGCCCCATCCTTTATTTCAAGAGTTCCACCAATGACGGTTTTTTCACCGCCCTGTTCGGTATAGTTCTTTGTGTTATAACTCATAGGACACCTCCATTACGCTTTCTGCTGAAGCACTTTGATAGCTTCAGGCAGAATCAGCTTTCCATCCACACGCTGAGTGGCAACAAAACCTACCTGGCCAGTGGCTGCATAGAGCTCATTAAGTCTCTTAAACACTCTGCCTTGACGATCCGCTACCCAATAATAGCCAAAGTCACCAAAGATGATGGACTTTGCAGATGCAGTGATGGTAGGAACATAAGATGAAGTGTAAACAGGTCTATTCAAGATGGTATCTGGTGTTCCAGCCTGAAGTGAAGGCTGCCAGATATACTGACCCTGACCATCTTTTAGCTTTCTAATGGCCTTAATGGTGGCATCGTTCATAACGAACACGGACTTGTTTCTGTAAGGCGATTTAAGGGAGTAGAAGAGATCCAAAATCTCATCGATGGAAATAGCTGTAGCACTTGCAGCGGTTACACCGATTTGTGCTCCACCAGTGGCAGCAAGGATACCTGTAGGTTTTCCAGAACCATCTCCTGTGAAGAAGGCATCTTCTTCCTTGTTACCGATACGTCTTGCAAACTCCCTAGCAATATAGTTCTCAAGATTAAAGACGCTGTCATTTAGAAGCTCTTCCGATACCTTGATCATGGTACCTAGCTTGTAAGCACCAATTGAAACCTGACCAAAGCTATCATCGCTTTCAGGAATGGCACCTTCTTCATCAATCCAAGATGCAGTACCTTTGGAAGCTACCACAGGAATCTTACGGTCACCCGAAGAAGTGGAGATGACGTTGGCCAGCTTTCTGAAGATATTCTCTTCATCTAGGGCTTCAATAAGGGTACGCTCGAACTCATCTGGTACAAGATAGCCACCTTCAGTGTCGGTTCCAATCTGCAGTGCGTTCTTAATCACCGGATCGAGTCCTTCACCAGAACGGGTTCTCATGGCATTCCAGAAGGCTTTCTGGTATTCTGCAGAAGCTCTGCCGCCTTTGGATTCCATACCCTGGAAGATAGGCTTCCCGGTAAGTGGTGTGTTAAGTGGCTTTGAAAGCTCACGATCTAGGGCTTCCTGCTTTTCAAGACGGTCGATTTCTTTACCAAGGGCAACCACATCCGCTTCCATCTTTTCATAAGTTGCAGTGTCTTCAGCGGATACAATTCCATCTGTACCTCTTTTAGTATCCAAGAATGCTTTAGCAGCTTCCCAGGACTTTGCTCTTTTTTCACGTAGTTCAAGAATTTTATTCATAGTGTTTTCCTCCTAAAATTTAGTGTTGAATCAAAGAAAGCCGCTTTTCTAGCGACTCGATTGGGGTGCTAGTATTCTCTTTTGGTAGTTTGGGTTTTACCTTATCAAGCAGGGAGTTGGTAACAGCTCTGCGGCTAAAGGCATAGGTAAAGTCCTCGGTCTGATTTCTTTTCTTTTCATCCTCCAAGATGCCATCAGCAAAGCCAAGCTCGATGGCCTTCTTTGCATTGAGCCAGGTTTCTGCATCCATAAGGTGCGAGAGCTTTGTCCTTGACTGACCTGTCTTGATTTCATAGGCATTGATGATGCTCTCTTTCACTTCAGAAAGCATGGCGATGGCTTTTTTCATTTCTTCACTGTCGCCAATGGCCACGGTAAGGGGGTTGTGCACCATCATCAGGGCTGTGGGTGCCATGAGCACCGTTGTCCCCGCCATGGCGATGACAGAGGCGGCAGAAGCGGCAATGCCATCAATCTTCACGGTAACCGTGCCTTTGTAATCCATCAGCATGGTGTAAATCTGACTAGCAGCAATGCAATCACCTCCTGGAGAGTTGAGCCAAATAACAATGTCACCCTCACCGGCAGTAAGCTCTGCTTTAAATGCCTTAGGGGTGACGTCATCATCAAACCATGAATCTTCGGCAATGACGCCGTCTAGGTAGAGTGTTCGGACACCCGTATTTTCATCTCGTGCCCAGTTCCAAAACTTCTTCATTTAGGTTCCTCCGTTTCTTTGATATTTGCGAACGCGCCTGCGTCCTGTAATTTTGTCATGGCGCCGTTAATTAAATAGAGGTCGCCACCTAAGGATTCTGGAATTCTATCCAGATTTTCAAGCTCTCTGATATCATTGGCGCTCATCCAACCGTTCTGCCTTGCAGTGGCATATCCACTCATTCGACTTACATAATCACCACGCAGAAGGCCATCAACGTTAAACTTGATAAACACATTCGGTTTCTCGCTTTCCATGAGAAGTGCCCTACACATGGACTGTTCCCAGCGGACCACCCAAGGGTCGAGGGTGTATTTTACAAACTCCAGTGATTGCTGTTCGATGTTACTAAAAGATGACTTCTCTAGATCAGCAAGCATATGAGGAGGGACTCTAAAAATACGAGCAATCTCATTGATCTGAAACTTTCTGGTTTCAAGGAACTGTGCCTGCTCAGGTGAAATACCAATAGGTTGATACTTCATGCCTTCTTCAAGAACAGCCACCCGGTGGGCATTACCACTTCCTTGGTAGGCAGCGTTCCATGATTCTTTAATCCTTGCAGGGTCTTTGATGGTACCGGGATGTTCCAGAACGCCGCCCGGTGAAGCCCCATTAGCAAAAAACTTAGCACCATATTCTTCAGTTGCAATGGCAAGACCCACAGCATTTTTAGCCATGGCAATGGGTGAATAGCCTACCAGCCCATCAAAGCCAAGTCCGGGGATATGAAGGACATCAGATGGTGAAAGATAGACCTGATTGTCTCTACCGAGAGTAGGAGCATCCTCGCTGCCACGCTGATACAAATAGAAAAGCCGACCACTTGAATCGCGATCGACAGTCATTTTGTTTGGCATTAATGGGTAGAGGGAAATCACTTCACCTCGTGCATTTCGAATAATCTGAGCATAGGCATTTCCCCATAATAAAAGATGACTCATCAGCGTCTCTCTAAACGCAAAAGAAGTCATCTCAGGGTTTGGTTCATCATGAAGAAGCTTATATAAAGGGTGTTTTAGGTTTTTCTCCTTGCCACCTGAATCATTGTATTTGTAAACATGTAGGGGTAGGCCAGCCAACGTCTCCGATAAGATTCTTACGCAGCTGTAGACTGCTGTCATTTGCATGGCGGTTTGCTCATTAACTGGTTTTCCAGCGCTGGTGCTTCCAAAAAAGAAGCTATACCGACTGCTACCAAGAGCGTCTTTAGGCTTGTCTCTAGCCTTGAATATTCCTTGCAGTATTCCCATGGGCATCAACCTCCTTTAAATGGGCATGAAAAAAGCACCTCAATTGAGATGCCTTCATTTCACTTATGTCTTTTATGATTTTAAGTATTCTAAAAGTAAGTTTTTATATTTTTCTATAAGGTGTTTTTCAATCTTGTAATCTTCACTATTAAACAATCCCTTTTCTTTTAGCAATTTAATAATTTTTCCTTCAACGTTAACACCATGCATTTCTGCAGTAGAAATAATTAGCTGCGAATCTTTTGGTTGCTTTGAGATTAAAAAATCCCATATTAGTTCAATTTTCTCTTGTGTAGGTTCTTGTTGGAATATTGCGTCTAGAACAATTGGAGCGCATACAGATTTCGAATACTTACTCATGACATCGTATAACGCATACACCTGAGAAATTACTGCGCACGGCAGATCATTTCCACCACTATTAAATTGAGGTGTAAACTTTTTAATATCAGTTTCCGAAATGTCTGTTATTCCTAGATATCCAATATTACTTTGTAATGAATCGAGATAACGATTAGTAATATCTTTTCCAGCTTTTGTGATTGCTGTTTGCTCCTTTGTGATTTCTTTCAATCTCGTTTCAATAGATGTGAGAACTTGTTGCACTTGATTTGATTCTTCTTTTAAATCATCAAGAATTGTTTTTGAGCCTTCTGAAACTATAACTTCCTTAAAAGTAATATTATCTCGCTTTTGATTTAGTATCTTATTAATTTTCTTGATGTAGTCATCTAATGTGGCCAGTTCCTCTGATTGTTTTTTTATCCTTGCCTCAATTTTTGCTCTTTGGACAAAATATTTATTCATCACATTTTCGCACTCATCAATCTCTGTATATAGGTTGAAATGTGTCTGAATGCTATTATCGTGTGTAGTTCCACAAGTTGGGCACATTATTTTTTCGTCAGTTATATTACTTTCAATATAATCAATATCTTTCAATAGCTCATTATGAACTTTTTCAGCTACGATATATAATTCTTCGAACTCTTTCATCTCATTATAACAACTAATTAATTCTTCCTTGATTTGATTTCTCTTATGCTGTTGTCTATTAAGTTCGTCTGTCAGACGAATTATGTCTTTTGAAAAATCTTCCAGATTAATATTAATGTTTAAAAAATCTTTGTACTTCTCCATATGATTTTTTGTCATCAGGTTTAATGTCTTAAGCTCATTGTTCTTATCTTTTCGGAGTGTCTCCAATTCGATTTTTTCATCTAATAGATCATAATACTTTGGTGTCCTTACTCCCATATGATAAAGTAAAATTTCGCTTTTCCATTTTCCTCCAAACACATCTGAAAAAGAGTCCCAGCTACCACTCCACCCCTTATCTTGATCAACATAAAATGGCAAAAAGAAACCGCCTGGATATGCATAAACCACATTATCATCATTTTTCGATATCGGCATTCGAATTCTAAAGTTAAAAAGCTCAACATAAAATTCTCTAAGTTCGGAAATATTCTTGAAAAAGACTGTTTTTTCATTGTAGGTTAAGATAAAGTTATCCTTGTTTCTATATATTTCATATAGGTTGTCATCGAATTCGAAAGTGAGTATTGTAGCAATTTGCAAGTTAACCCAATTAGACGTATATTTGGATATTTTGGAGCCAAGTGCGTGATAAATTGACTTCATAACTAAAGATTTTCCGGTTCTGTTGATAGTAGTTCCATCAGGATTATCTCCGGTTATAATAGTTAGTTTACTATCAAAATTAATTACTTTTGCCTCTTCGTTCTTTTGTGTTACTATCACTAGTTTTTTTAGAACTAACTTTTTCAACTTTCCCCCTCCTTAGACTTCTAATCAATTTTTTAAAATTGTTGTACTCTTCATTTTTTTTACGCATATCATTGTCTTCAATCATATAAAGTTCTCCTTCAGAATAATGGCATATATGTATTCCTTTTCATATATGTTAATGAAGGGCTCTTCCTTCACTGAATTGAATACAACTTCCACTAATGATTTCAAGTCCTCACATTTATTCTGCTTAATATTTGAACTTATCAAAGTTTCAATACTCTTTAGATTTTTGTTATCAATATCCATTGAATCTATGATATATTTCTTCCACTGTTTTCCAATTTGATTAACTTCCAATGGATTAAAGCCACTATGAAGCAAATAATTTGATATATTATTCCATTGATCATTACTCATTGAAAATTTTAATTCGGAAATCCACCCTACAAGTTTCTCTTTTGAAATGGATTTATTTCGAATTAATTCATCATAGGTTCGTGATTTCCCTTCTCGATTATTTATTCTTCTAAACTCACTCAATATTGATTGATACATACTCTTTGCTATTTTAGTCGTAATTTCCAATCCTTGCTCATCAATAAAATTAATAAACCTTGCAAGAACAGTGTCTTCATAATTTACTAAGTCTAAATTAGATACATCAAAGAAAATTAACTTCGAGCAATCATCTTCACAGCTTTCCCTATCTAGATTACACCCTTTACACATACCATCTTTAATACTTGATAATACTTTTTTATCTAACTCATCCAGTCTAATTTGTTCTCGTTCAATTGATGAATTACCATCGTATAATTCTTTAAGATCAAAAGATTTATTTGAGACCAAGTGCAATCCTGTAGTCTCGTCTTCAAAATTAGCGTAGTTTATAATCATTTTTTGAAGTATCGACATTTTCTTTGGATATTTCTCTGAATCTTTTACCATTTTAGCTACTGTAAAATATCTTGAAGAACTATTATCAGTTTTTATTTGATAAAATTCTATATTTGAGGTTTGTGAAGAGGTGTCTAAAATAATGACATCATCATGAAACTCCATAAATAATATGAAGTCTTTTTCTTTACGCATCAATTCTAATGTATAGTTAAATGCCCACACTTGCTGGTATGCAAATCTATTAGAACTTCTACTCCCAGCGGTCTCTCTTACGGTAGTAGACATTAGACGCTCTGCTAAATTCAATTTGACACCCCCTCACTAACAATTATTTACATTATAACAAGAAAGGTGTATTATTAGTAGTTAATCTTCAATTTTCAGAAATAAATTTGATATTATAATATTAAAATACCACGAGATTCATATACGCTTCCTTTAGTATCTCTACGAATCGCTCGGTCAAGAGCCATAATTGTAGCAACAGCACCGTCAATCTTCTCGGTGGATTTTTCTTTGTCTGCTTTGATGTTACCAGCAGGATCAGTTCTAATAAATATGTTATCCATCATCCAGCGGAGAACAGGATGACCACCATGAGCGATTTTCTGCTCTAGTGTGAGTTTCATCAGTTCCTTAGTTGGTGGTGACATGTCTTTAAATCCCTGACCAAAAGGGACAACTGTGAACCCTAAGTTTTCTAGGTTCTGAGTCATCTGAACTGCTCCCCAGCGGTCAAAGGCAATCTCGCGGATGTTATATTTCATTCCAAGTTCCTCAATGAACGTCTCGATAAATCCGTAGTGAACAACATTCCCTTCGGTAGTTAGAAGGAATCCTTGTTTCTCCCAAACATCATAATTCACATGATCCCGTCTAACCCTAAGGTCAATGCCGTCTTCCGGTATCCAGAAGTATGGAAGAACCACATACTTGTCATCTTCATCCAGTGGTGGGAAGACAAGTACGAAGGCTGTTATGTCAGTGGAAGAGGAAAGGTCCAGCCCGCCATAACAGACGCGACCTTTGAGGGCTTCTGGATTAACCGGGAAAGCACAGGCATCCCATTTATCCATAGGCATCCAGCGAATAGCCTGCTTAACCCATTGATTGAGTCGAAGCTGCCTGAAGCTGTTTTCCTCAGCGGGGTTTTGTCTCGCAGACTCGTAGGCCATTTTTACTTTATCCATGCTGACAGTGATGCCAAGGGATGGGTTTGCTTTCTTCCAGACCTTTGGATCGGACCAGTCATCTTCAAGATCTGCACCATAAATCACTGGATAGAAGGTAGGATCGTTCTTTCGTCCTGCCATGATGTCCAGAGCTTTCTGATGCACTTCCCAGCAGATGCTGTTTTGATTATCTCCGGCAGTGGTGATTAGAAAGTACAAAGGCTGCATCCTGGCATCACCACTACCTTTGGTCATAACATCGTAGAGCTTTCTATTCGGTTGAGTATGGAGCTCATCAAATACAACCCCATGGGTATTAAAACCGTGTTTGTTTCCAACATCGGCAGAAAGCACTTGATAGATGCTTCCAGTAGGTTGATAGATAAGTCTTTTCTGTGAGTCCAGAATCTTTACCCGCTTGGATAAGGCAGGGCACATTCGTACCATGTCTGCTGCCACGTTAAAAACGATGGAAGCTTGGTTACGATCTGCAGCACAGCCATAAACCTCAGCACGTTCTTCGTTATCTCCACAGGTTAAGAGCAGGGCAACAGCCGCCGCCAGCTCACTTTTCCCCATCTTCTTTGGTATCTCTACATAAGCAGTATTAAATTGGCGATAACCATTTGGTTTTATAGTTCCAAATAAATCACGGATAATTTGCTCTTGCCAATCTATCAGTTCAAAGGGCTTTCCTGACCAGGTTCCCTTGGTATGGGAGAGGCATTCAATAAAACCTACTGCATAGTCCGCCATCTCCTTGCTGTAATGGGAATCTTTCGCCATATAAGAGGTTGGTTTATACTTCTTTAGTTTTCGGATATGCGGACACCTCCTTTAAAAAGACATAAAAAATAGACCATAAGGTCTTCTGTAACGAGGAAAAGAGCCATACAGCCCTGTTCCTTTATGCGTGTTATCTTGTTGTTAATTGTATTCCTTCATGAGTATTTCAAGTGCAGCTTGCGCATTGGCGTCAATGGGTTCAATGTCCCAGCCTCTATCAAAGTTTGCAATGATCTGGCCATCTCGCTTTAACATCAGTTTTGATATCCTACCTTCATCAATGCCGTAAAGGGAGCCTAAGTCAAAGCTTTTGATCCAGTAATGAATGGTTCTGTTTTCGACTTCGATTTTGCCTTCTCTCCACATGGTATAAGCCCTCCTTAAATCCTAACCAAGATTGCTGGTAGAATTTGCTTTTCGCCGGTCTGCCAGTCGGTGTAGCTTGTCTTAACCTTGGTAAGTCCGTCCATCCTGCAGCCGTGCTTTTCAAATTCGGCAAGGGTTGCGATCAGTCCTGAAAAGGTGCTTGAAATGGTGATATGGTCGATTCCATAGGCTCTGCAGGCTTTAACAATGGGTTCAATGTCGTAATCCCAAATGACCTCAGAAAAGTCGATGGTGTCGTTTCCTGCTTCCTTGCTTCTTTCGTAGGCCCAGTACATGGTGCTGTTGATTCCAGACTCCTTAAAATTTGCGCCGGTTGCTTTGGCTTCTTCAAATGCTTTGATTTCTTTCATGTTCTCATCCTCCATTTAGTGTGTTTTGTTTTGGTATTACATATATCACTCTAAACGAGAATAATAGCAAGTCATTTCTGTAGTAATAGAGCAGGTTTCTGGTTTAGAGGCTAATCTTCAATCGCTGTGTACCTCGAATAATCATAGCCTTCTGTACTGGATAATATCTTTTCGCCAGTGTCTTTGTTAATGACCCTGATACATCGAAGCTCACCTTTTTCGTTGGTCCCACCATCTGACTTCTTGATCCAGGGCTGATCCTCAAGAAAATCACTGATGAACTTCTTAAATTCCGAATCACTGAGTTCCACTTCTCGAATCACAGTGTAATCAGAACCAATGACGCCATCTTCCTTTGCTTCTTCAGTTGCTTCCTTTAGTTCCTTAAGGTTGTAGATCTTTCGACCAAATAATGCCTTCATTGCTATGCCTCCTTCCTGGAATTTTCATCGATTAACTTACAGGAATCAATGCCGTAAACCACATTCAAGCTGCTGCCGTTATCCCACTGAACCATGATGGAGCCTGTGTCATCCACGCCCCACACGGTGCCTTTTGTGCCCGCTGGTGGTGCTTGCACATCATCCATCCAAAGGAGCTGGACCCTTGCACCAGCAGTGTACTGCTTGCGTAGGTGGGCCAGTCTTTCTTTACTGATCGGTTTCATTGGGAGCACCTCCTTTAAAAGCACTGCTGCCTGAAAGGTTTTGAAGGAGAATCTTTCTGTGGGTTTTGAATTCTTCTCCGATAAATCCAAGGCGGAGAAGGAAACACCTAAATGCGTACTTTTCGTTATCGACTTCTTTTTCTTTTACAGTGATTCTCTTTTGGGTTTTCGCCATCTCACAAAGCTTTGTAATGAACTGGGAGTAGGCTTTTATCTCATCTGGATTTGGCAGTTTTGAAAACCAAGGGAAGCTAATGCGTTCCTCGTCGGCTTCAATGGGAAGGGATTCCACATCAAGCGCTTTCTTGATGAGGTTGCCTTTTGCTTCTAGCAGTTTGGCTAGCTTCTCCAAAGCTTCATCGGAGAGGGAGTCTTTTGGTATCTGGAGGATGAGTCCCGTTTCCTCAAGTTCATCTTCAGCAGGAGCTGGTTCATCCATATCAGCTTCAAACCCTGCATCTTGTAGCTTTTTCATCAGCGTCTTGGTATCCTCCTGATTCACTTCTCTGTCAAAGGTTAGTTCTCCGTCTTTTCCAATGTGGTAGGGTCCGACCTGGTAAGCGCAGGATGGAACACCCAGGTATTTTGAGGGAACCTCTGTGATTTCGCTGATGAGCTTTACCAGCTTTTTTCGTTCATTACCAGTTACGTTGTAATTGATTTTCATGGTATTGACCTCCTTGTTTTTTGCTTACTACATATATCACTCTAAGTGGTGTAAATAGCAAGTCTATCTTTCGATAGTTGTGTTAATTATTTTCAGGGAGGTCACTGTAGCGGTATTCTTTGCCATCACGTAGGAGATAAACATCCTCTGAAGACTGTGCTCCAGAAATAAATCTTTCGACTATAACGTCACAGAACTTCTCATCAAGCTCAATGCTGTGGCAGATCCTGTTGGTCTGATCGCAGGCCATAAGCGTACTACCAGAACCCCCAAATGGATCGAGGACGATGCAGTTGCTAAGACTTGAATTGAGAATCGGATGGGCCACAAGAGCCACCGGCTTCATTGTTGGATGGGAACCATTCTTCTTAGGTTTTTCAAATTCCCAGATGGTGGTTTGCTTTCGATCAGCGTACCAGTTGTGCTTGCCTTTTTTCTTCCAGCCAAAGAGCACAGGTTCATGCTGCCACTGGTAGGGAGACCTTCCCAGGACCAGTGACTGCTTTTTCCAGATGCAGGTGCCGGAGAGGTAGAAGCCAGCTTCAGAGAAGGCTTTTCTAAAGTTCAGCCCTTCCGTATCTGCGTGGAAAACATAGATGGAAGAATCCTGGGTCATGACAGCTTCCGTATTGGCGAAGGCAGCTAAGAGAAAATCGTAGAAAGCAGAATCACCCATGTTGTCGTTTTTGATTTTACCGGCTGAGCCTTCATAGTTTACATTGTAAGGGGGATCTGTCACCACAAGGTTTGCCAGCTTTCCATCCATGAGAAGCGTGAAGGTTTCAGCTTTGGTGGAATCACCGCAAACCAGCCTATGAGGCCCTAGCTTCCAGACGTCACCAAGTTTTGTCATGGCGGGTTTTTCCAGCTCAGCATCCACATCAAAATCATCATCGTGGATACCATCTTTCAAGGAATCTTTAAACAGGTCATCCAGTTCAGAAGGATCAAAACCAGTAAGAGAGACATCAAAGTCAGCACCCTGCAGATCAGCAATAAGAAGAGCTAGCTTATCCTTATCCCAGTCGCCGCTGATTTTATTGAGGGCAATGTTGAGCGCCTTTTCTTTATCTTCATCCATCTCGATGACCACACACTCAACTTCGGTCATTCCTAAATCCAGGAGCACTTTCAATCTCTGGTGGCCACCTACAACTCTGCCAGTGGTCTTGTTCCAGATGACTGGTTCAACATAACCAAACTGCTCAATGGAGCGTTTAAGTTTATCGTATTCTGCATCCCCGGGTTTTAGATCTTTACGGGGGTTATAGTCAGCGGGAAGTAAGAGCTTCGTTTTCAGTTTTTCAATCTTCATATCTTTCCGCCACCTTTCTTAAATTTAAATTGAAATCCACGTTCTCCCAAGGGAAGAGAGATGAGTTAAAATGTCCGTAGGTCGCTGTATCAGAGTAGATTGAATTTCTAAGGCGGAGCTTTTCAATGATGGCAGCTGGACGTAGGTTAAAGATCTCTTTTACCAGTTCACTTAAATCTTCGTCACTGATTTTTCCTGTGCCAAAGGATGTCACATTGACTGCCACTGGATTTGCTTTCCCGATGGCATAAGAAATAGCGACCTCGCATTTATCAGCAAGCCCGCTCCAAACAATATTCTTAGCAATGTATCTGGCCATATAGGCACCGCTTCTATCAACCTTTGTCGGGTCCTTTCCACAGAGTGCTCCGCCCCCATGAGAAGCCAGACCACCATAGGTATCAACCATGATCTTTCTGCCGGTCAGCCCTGTATCAGCAGCAGGACCACCTTCAACAAACCTACCTGAAGGATTGATGAGTATTTCGGTTTCATCATCTAATGGAAAGTCCTCAAAGCACTGCCAGAGCACGTTGTTTAAGATATCTGATTCTAATGTCTTTTGAGTTTTGTCCTTATGGTGCTGAACAGAAACTACTACAGTCTTAACGCGGATGGGTTTATCCCCATCATACTCAACGGTGACCTGTGCTTTGCCATCTGGTAGGATGCCCTTGATGATTTTTCCTTTGCGACATTCATCAATACGCTTTACGATTCTATGAGAGAGAAGTAAAGGTAGAGGCAGCAGCTCACGGGTTTCGTTGGTTGCATATCCATAAACAGTGCCTTGATCACCAGCACCGATGGAACAGTACGGATCAATAATTCCATTTCTTGCTTCAAGAGCTGTATCTACACCAGCAGCAATATCTACACTTTGATGATGTACAAACACAAATACTGTAAATCTCCATGGACTATATCCCACCTCACGAAGTACATTTTTTACGATAAGTCGAATGTTAATTTTTTCGCTGCAGGTGATCTCGCCCGCCACGATGATTTTACCTTTAGTAGCCATGACCTCACAGGCCACGCGTGAAGCTTTGTCTTTTCGAAGGCAAGCATCCAAAATGCTATCAGCGATTAAATCAGAAAGCTTATCAGGATGTCCCTTGCAGACGCTTTCTGCAGTTCTATAGTTTTTACTCATATCATTATCTCCCATCAATTTTTATTTGCCCCTACGAGCAGAAAGAAGTCTTTCCATCACATCATCCTGCGGATTTGCTCCTTTGTAATCGCCAGTACAGTTTTCTTTTACAATCTGGAATATTTCAAACCATAGACGATTGGTTTGGTTCATGTAGTTCTGACCCATGGATACATAAGGACTTTGAATGGCATTTCCTGTGGTGGGGTGCTTAGCAAGAAAACCATATTCAGTAATGGCTTCTTCACACTGAATCCACCTGGCAACACTCATGGCGTACCTTTCAAGGAGCTGGGGAGAAACCAGAGTAGCGCATCCACGCTGATCCAGCCATTGCCATGTGGCTTTGTAGATTTCACCAGCCACCAGAGCCTTACCGTCTTTTTGAATGGCTTCGAGCATTTTATTTGGTTCAGGCATTTCTTGTCCCTCAAGGTCTGCAGTATCCGAAAACTCCATCACCGTCAGTTTCCTACCACCAAGATTGCCTTCGACTATTTTGTCAGCCAGAGGTTTCTTTCTTGCCCCTGCACCAACCCGGGCGCCACCTCTGTTCGTACCGTCTTTTGCCAATGATCACACCTCCTTTACAAAGTGGGGGCTATACCCCCGTTTGAATCTGCGTTTTTTAACACGGCACCCCAGCCCGCTGTCCGGATTGAAAGGTTGTAGAGATTTTACCTCCCCCACCGGTCACCACTCTCAGCGGTAATCTTTGAGTGACAGGACTTACAAAGAGCCATCAGGTTACTGGTTTCATTGCCACCGCCTTTGGAGAGAGGGAGGATGTGGTGGACTTCTTCAGAAGCTTTAATCCTTCCGTTCTTATCGCACTCCTCGCAAAGAGGATGGGTCTTGATGTAGCGGTCCCTGATACGCTTCCAGGACCTACCATAGCGTTTATTGGAGGCAGGATCTCGTTGGTACTGGTTGTAGCGTTTTGTTACCACCTTCTTATGCTCGGCACAGTATTGCTCGCTGTCTGCAAGCCGACCGCAGCCTGGGTAAGCACAAGGACGCTTAGGTTTATATGGCATGGGTTCACCTCCTTTGGGCATAAGAAAAGCCCTCGTGGGGTGTTCCCATGAAGGCTCGTGATTCATTCTATTTTCCTAATTATACAATAACACAAATGCAATAGTGGTATCTTGTTGCAAAGTGTTGCAAGATGTGCGAACTATACTTTGATGGGATCCTCAGGAAGAGTTACATGGTTAATGGCTGCATTATGCCACCTGTAAACCGTTGTTCTATCAGCATTAAGTTCATCCCCGATTTGTTCCCAGGTTAGGTTGTGGACGTATCGATAGCGAAGTACCATGCGCTCATCCGTGTCTACAACCTGGTTAATAACACATCGTATCTGTTCTTTGAGTGCTACAAGGTTATCGATTTCCGCATTTATTCTTCTTTCCAAGTCCATGATCCGTGCCAAACACCTTACAAATTTAGCATCAGCATTTCGAGAGGTTTGAACCTTATCATCCCAGCTTGGTGATGATACGCTCGTTGCCATTTCTTTTAGGCATTCCATCTCCTCGATGTCCGATTGGATTCTTTTATCAAGCCTATACGCCTGGTGTAAATACTCTTTTACTTTCATGTTTCTCTTACCTCCGATCGTATTTTTTTAAGCAGGTAATCTCCATCAACAGAGGTAAGTTCTCTATACCAATCAGAGTGGAAGAACCTCTCCACCTCAGCTTTTGTATATTTCGCCGGTTCATAGCGTGGACGTTTCATCAGCTTCTTTAGTGCCTCCCTGTAGTCCTTGACGGCTTGTAAAACTATGGCATTGGCAAGTTGCTCGTACGGATCAATCATCGGTTCACCTCCAATTTAGCTTTTACAGCATCAATCAAAGATGCCTGTGATTTTTCTTTTCTTGTAAGCGCTGTCATAACATCTTCATCTATGGTGCACTTGGTAATGATGTGGTGGATTACAACCGTCTCATTTTGACCTTGCCTATAAAGACGAGCATTGGTTTGCTGATAGAGCTCCAAGGACCAAGTAAGGCCAAACCATATAAGGGTGGAACCACCGCTTTGAAGATTAAGTCCATGTCCTGCACTGGCTGGATGAATAACAGCTACTGGAATGTTCCCATCATTCCAATCCTCAATATCTTTAGGTGTCTTTATCTGCCTTGCAGTAAATCTCTTCTGGATACGTTCTAAATCATGCTTGTACCAATAGGCAACAAGCACTGGTTTCCCATTTGCCCCTTCGATCAGGTCCTCCAAGGCATCCAGTTTTCTATCATGGATAGAGTGCGCCTTGTTATTCTCATCATAGACTGCACCGTTGGCCATCTGTAGGAGTTTACCTGAAAGCACTGCTGCATTTACCGCATCAATCTCATCTTCACCTAAACTTGCTACCATCTCATCCCGGAATTTAGAATATATGCTCCATTCCTTTTCACTCAGATACACAGGCACTTGGTTTATGATACATTCTGGCATTTTGAGATAATCTGAAGATTTCATGGAAATTGTGATATCCGATATTTGGCTATAGATCTTTTCTTCAGCTCCTGGCTGGGGTTTATACGAAAATATAATCTCAGCATTTCGCTTATCCGGTACAAAATAGGCACTACGGTAGTGGGTTATGTACCTACCAAGCCTTTGTCCCAAATCAAGAACACGAAACTGTGCCCATAGGTCCATAAGTCCATTACTTGAAGGTGTACCCGTCAGACCAACAATTCTTTTCACAGTTGGCCTAACTTTTAGAAGGCTTTTGAAGCGCTTAGCTCCATAGGATTTAAAAGAAGATAACTCATCAACGACAACCATATCAAAGTCAAAAGGTATACCGCTTTTGCTTACAAGCCAGTCGACATTTTCACGGTTGATGATATAAAGTGTGGCTCTTTTCTTGAGGGCATCTTTTCTCTCTTTTTCAGTTCCAACTGCCACTGAGTAAGCTAAGCCTTTAAGGTGATCCCACTTTTTTATTTCTGCTGGCCATGTTTGGGATGCTACTCTAAGTGGAGCTATGATTAATACTTTTCTTATTTCAAATCGATCAAGGCATAGGTCAAATAATGCTGTAAGGGTTATGGCTGTCTTTCCTAACCTAAGCCCATATCAAGAAATATTGCAGCTATTGGCTTGCTGGCTATAAAATCTATTGCATACTGCTGATATTCGTGTGGTATGAACTTCACTTGGCATCACCTCCCATCTCTTTTAGTACTTCTTCAATCTGCTCTAGACCATCAATGCAGTAGACCAAAAACCCTAACGCTTCCAGTTGTCCTTTTCGCCTTACTTGTAGTGGACGCATCTTATTGCCTGATGCCTTTAATTCAACAAAGGCGATTCTTCCCATAGGTAAAAGTACAATGCGGTCTGGCACACCATCTAACCCCGGACTTACAAACTTTGGTGCGATGCCTCCCATCTCTTTCACTGCTCTTACCAGCTTTTGCTCTATATATTTTTCAGTCACTTGTTTACCTCCCATCTGACACAAGAACACAAAATCACAAGCGTTTCCCTATATTTACTAACGCGCGTGTACGTGCACAGGGATTTACTATCTACTTTTAAGAAAAAGCATTTTTAATATAAGGGAAAAACTTGTGTTGTGTTGTGTTTCCTATTCACCGTAATTGTAAAGTCGCTGCCTGCCATAAATCGGCAAACGCTTAATACTGCTGGTTCGTTCCCACCCCGGAATCTGAGCCATAAGTGCTGCGATCTGATAACTATCGGTGGTCTTTAATTCTGGTAGATTACGATTGAAGCACTCACACCATATTTCTGCATTGCTTACAGCGGTTCTTGTAATAGTTCCTGTATGCTTGGCCCCACCAAATTCGCTACCGCTTAGGTAATTTCTACGGGCAAATAAGTCCATACTATCCCAGTCATCTGGAAGTAGGGTATTCAGGTATTCTTCTACCATACCAACACGCTCATCAGCCTCCATAGCACCCTTTTGCGCCTTTTCGGCCTCTTCTAACACATCACCCTCGAGATACAGTTTTTCACCAGAGTTCCATATTTGTTTTGCTTCGGCCCAAAACTGCTGCCTGTATTCTTCAGTGAAACTCCAGGTCTTCTTCTGCTTTTTCTGATGCACCTTGATGATCCAGAATCGGCGGTTCCCTGTGATGTCGCGTAAGTATCCACGCTCTCCGTTTACTGTTGCAATGACGATACACTGTCTAGGATGGCTTTCCACAACTCTTCCGTAGGAGGGTCTATATTTATCATCTGATGTTGAGAGGAATGCTTTAACTTTTTCAATGTCGGCTTTTTTCATACCGGCAAGCTCTCCGATTTCAACCACCCAAAATCCCTGAAGTTTTTCAGCGCCTGACTTGTCATCCATATCCGTAAGGGATAAGGTTTCAGAATAGAAGTCTGCTGTTACCAGGTCTTTCAAAATTGTGCTTTTACCAATACCCTGATCGCCATCAAGCACTGGAACGCAGTCAAACTTAATTCCAGGAACATATATCCGTGCAACAGCCGCTGCAAAGGTCTTTCTAGTCACCGTCCGTATATACTCGGTATCCTCAGCCTGAAGATACTTGATGAAAACATCCTCCACACGTTTCACGCCATCCCACGCAGGAAGGGAATCAAGATAATCCCTTATGGGATGGAATCTCCTATCATCTGCAACCTTAGTAAAGGCAACATCGTGGTTTCTGCTTGAGAATGGAAGGTAGCGAATATCCATGATGGACTTAAGCTGGGCAGTGTCAGCATCTCTCCAAAACACGTTACCTTCCGGCCTTTCCCATGGAAGTGGTCCTGTGACCTGGATACGGTTTGATAACTCATTGAATGCAAAGTTCTTAAAATCGGGATCATGATTAAGAATAAGATTTAAATTGTATACGCTGTTTTCAAGCACTTGACTTCGAGGCTGATACTTCAGTCTTTCTTTCCAGTTGTCGCCAAGATCTGTAAAGTCCACTTCAGCTTCTGCAAGTTTTTCATTGGTAGCAAAGACTTTCACCTCATCAATCTTCATGACGAAATCACACATACTCTTGAAGGATTTTTTAGCATCGTCATCACCAAACTTGTGGATACGGACGATATCAAAGGCATTGCATAATTTAAGGTATGCCGGGTCCTTGGCATGATGGCTGTATACAAACTTGCCACCTTCCTTGATTTCAACACCCGCCATACTGCTTGACTCTATAAAATGGTAACGGTCCTCATTTTCTGTTGGCTCGTACACATCTGACAAAAACGCATCGATTGCTTTTGTTACAGGAAAGTAGACTCTATTGAAAAGCCCTACAACACCCTCCTTTTCAAGAGGGTCCTGTACCTTCTCATGCGAAACTGTATTTGCCTTGCTCTCCCTAGATGAAGTTGGAAGTCTTGTAGGATCAGTCCATTCGGGATGAGCAGCTAAAATATCATCTGGATTAAGCCAGTCCTTATCCACTTCCTTATAGATGAAGTTTCCGTTGGATGAAGTACTCGGCCAGTACATCAGCTGGTTAGGGAGATAGGAGCATTCATCGAAGTAATCCATGCCAAGCATCTGAGCAAGGTATCTCGAAACTGCTACAAACTCTTCTGATGTAACATCTCTAGTAAGAGGCAAGATAATGCGGACCCTTGGATTTTCTTCAGTGCTACTATGAGTGGAGTATAGAACTGAGGTATACTTGGCATTCGATTCATAGTTTTCAAGAAACTCTTTATTAATGCGGTCACCATCTAGAGCAATCATTGAACGAAGCTCCACAGTGTCTATTTTCCTGCGACCGCCTTTTAACACCCCTGCAACAAAACCACCATGATCTTTTGCATCATCCTTTTGAGCTTTGCTAAATTTAGCATATTCTTCAGCTGATTCCGTTGTTCGAATTGGAGTCTTCAACCTATCTTTAAGCTCATCAAATGTGATTTGTTTGTTGACCCACTTCTTTGCCTGTCGGCTGTTCCCATAGGCAATGGCTAGTTTTCTCAACTTAATGACCTCCTTTCACCCCGTGTTCAAACCTGGCCTGTCTAGCAGCACGGTAAGCTTTTTCAGTTGCTCTAGAATCCATATCGCAAAGATAGTTGCTATCATCGCCAAACAACTCAAACTTGCCTTTGTGGTTTATCCCAGGATATGCAGCAAAGTAATCTCCATCAATGGTTTCAAAGTTATATTTGTTAGGCCAATTGCCGTTGTCGTCATAAGCTTCATTTTCAATGCACCATAAGATTTCATTAATATCTGCACCACTGGGAATATTTCCAACCACGAGGATTGCTGTTTTAGACTTTCCGTAAAGATCAGGATCATCTTTTCCCAGTTCGTAGAAACGGTTAATTTTCTCAGCATCAGCATCGGTCATCTGGCCCTTAACCTCAACATAAAGATCTCCTCCATCTCTACCATCTACCCCATGAAGAAGGAAATCCGGAAGATAAGCTTGGCCATTTCCAAGCTCATAGCCTTCAGGTTCATACTCGTAATCAATACCACAGAAATCGAAGAATACAGCCCAACGAGCCTCAAGCCTAGACCTGAAGAGGTAACCATTGTATTCGGTCTCTATTGCTTTTATTTTTTTCATAAAGAGTCCACCTCCTCAAAATCTTTGTTGAAGTATCTGATAGGTTGTCTGCGTTTCTTGGCCTTTTCAATTTCAATACCCATCCCTCTTGAAATGACATCACCTAACACCCACACTTCCTGGCATTTGCCCATGAGGATGATGTCCATGAAAATTGCTAAGTCTCGTTCTTTTTCATTACTATCATCCATAAACTGTGGAAACATAAGGTGCGGAGCCAGTGGAATGTTACCTTTCTCAAGTGCAAACCGGCAGAAGTCCTGCGCTCGCTTTATGTTCCCTTCGGTGTCTCCACTAAAAGGAGAACAAATATAGACAAGAGGCCTAAAGACAGCTTTTGATGCTGCCTTTTCCTCACGAGTGACGTTACTTAGTGCTTCATATGGAGTAGGGTCATAGTATCCTTCAGCATTGAATTTATTTACGCTCATAATATTGCCCTCCGCTCTTGACCTTCTTACTACATTCATCACAGAATACTGCTGTACCATAAAGATCACTCTCACCATCACTTAAAATTTCACCGATATCTACTGACACCTCAGACCCACACATTGGGCAATGGCAAAATACATTCTCATCTGTTATTTCAATGGATATCTCCATGGAATCATTCACTCTTTCTTTCACATAAAACATTGTTGTAGCCCTCCTTAATTCTTTTCTAATTTGGTTTTGTACCACTCCAGATGACGCTTGCGTTGCTGATAATCTGGAACAGCTACCAACAAGCCAACATCTACTTTTTGTAAAGTATCCAGCATCGTAATCTGTTCATCAGATAAATAAGGCCTGATACTTTTCCCTTTTTCAATGCCATTTGCTAATCTAAACTGCTTTGCAGTCATTCCAACAACGATGCGATTTAACATATCGCATTCATTACTGAAGTGATATGGCTTGGGATTTTCATGCAGCAGCTTTATGTTTGCGGTTAATAATGGAAACTCTTGTCTTGCAGAAACAAGTGTTTTAATGAAGCACTCCATTTCGTTGAACCTACGGATGTAAAGTTCTTTGAATTTCATTGCTTTTTGTCCCGAGTATCCCATCACCAGCATCGTGAATCCATCCCGAGTCATGAAATAACAAGGTAGCTTTCTGCCAGTACTGTCCTTATAAGAATCAGCCTTAAAGTTTGAATGAATGAAATTATCACTCAACCCAGATTTGGGGGCAGTGATTTTTCTAATGTCTCGGATAACATGATCATGACGTTTTTCAAAGAACTCTGCCACAAACAAACTATCCACTCTTGCCGTATCATTGGTGTCGGCAAATACACCATATTGGTCCTTAGGTATTAATTCTCTCATCAGAATTACCTCCTTAAATTTTTTGAAGGTCTTGACCCTTCTAAGTGGTAGCCTTGGGAAAGGGTCAAATCTGACGATTCTGATATTCTTCTTGTAATTTTTTTGTTGCTCTCTTTAATTTCTGGGTGATGTTATTCTCATCTGCACCTATGGAGTTGGCATATTCACGTATTGGGATTCCGTCGATACGGACTGCAATAAAGGCCTCTGCCCATTCTGGTTTCTTTAATAGAGTTTTGCGGATCCAATCGCAGATGGCCTCGCATTCATAATCTCTACTGCGTGTTTCATCATCGGAGGTTGTACAGAGATAATCCATAATGTTAAATGACTCATCATCTGGTTCACCTTGGATAAATCCCCTCTTGCCATTTGATTTTTTCATCTTGGGATTAGGATCAATCCGCCTAGTTTCCCTCCGCCAACCGTTATATTCTTTGGAGTTCAACAGATCAAACATCTCTTGTACAGTTTGACAACGCTTGACTTCATCTTTCTTTTCAGGCTTGGCCTCCGCAAGACGTTGCTCATAGTCGATGTCCAGCATAACGCTGTAATCTCCCTCTGGAATTTCAATTGTTGTGTAGTTTTTGTGACCGTTCTTGATGTTGTCCTCATACAGTACTTTAATTTTCAT